TAGCATTTGTTATTTGTGGTGAACCAGTTGTTGAAGTTGGTGCTAATTGTGTTGCAGGATAACGAATAATTACGATGCCAGAACCTCCTGCCTGACCTGACCTAGCAACTCCTGTTGATCCACCAACAGTACCAGTACCGCCGCCACCACCGCCAGTATTTGTAGCTCCAGATGTAGCTCCAGTGTTGTATGGATCACCACCATTACCGCCACCTGCGACACCAAAACTACCAACTCCTGTTAGATAAGCACCGCCACCTCCACCGCCAGCATAGAAAACTCTTTGTCCTGTAATGGTTGAGCATATTCCAGTACCGCCACCTGCGCCATTATTCACGCCTCCAGTAACGGCAAGTCCAACACTACCAGCACCACCGCCACCGCCACCTCCATTAGAAGGTGCGCCACCATTATTTCCTTGACCTGATGTTCCAGTAGTAGCGGCTTGGGAATTAAAACCACCGCCACCAGCACCAGAACCACGACCACCAGTAGGTGCGCCAGAAGTGCTATGTCCCGCTGATGGGCCACCTCCAGTTGTGGTAATTGAACTAAAAACAGAATCTCCACCTGCTGAACCTTGACCACCAGATGTGCCACCCGCACCACCTGCGCCTACAGTTACAGTTAAGCTAGAACCAAGAGATACTGCAAATGATGTTGCCGTTAATAAACCACCTGCTCCACCACCGCCTATACCACCAGAGTCAATTGCTTGAGAAGCTCCACTTCCACCGCCACCAGCAACCACTAGATATTCAACAGTTGTTGGAGGAGCATTTAAAGGATTAAAAGCTGCTGAAACAAAATTACCAATTGATCGTATTCCCATAAGATCACCAATTAGGAAATTGTTTCATAACTTACTGTAAAGGTAAGCTTACTTGCGGTACTACTAGTAACCCACAAAGTGCTTGCCTCACCAGAAACAGAAGTGTCCATTAAATAAAACATAGTAGTTTTATCAGAAATAATCAATGAAGCATCTGCTGGTATAGAGATTGTTGAGGCTAATGATCTGTATGTTGTGCCATCAGCCAAGCGAACTTCAACTGTTGCGTCATAAGCTGCTGCACCATCAATGTTTGCAACCATAATTTGGTTAATCTTTTGCACTGCTCCAGAAGATGGGGCGGCAACTAATGCGTTACGAGCTGTATCTGCAGGAGTAATTGAAACTGTATGCGGTGTTGCAGTAGTTGCGGCAAGAATATTTGGTGCTGCCATGATTTATCCTTAAATTCCAAAAACAAGTGAAACAGCACTTACTTGCGCTCTTGTTAGACCACTAGCCGCTGGCGCAGTAGAAGACCATGTTGTGCCATTAGAAGTCAGTACATTTCCTGTAGTGCCTGGAGCAACAACTTGAACTGCAGAAGTTCCATTTCCTAGAATTACATTATTTAGCGTTAAAGTAGTAGCACCTGTGCCACCATTACCAACTGGAAGAGTACCAGTAACACCTGTAGTTAAAGGCAATCCAGTAGCGTTAGTCAAAACACCACTCTGAGGTGTACCAAGAATAGGTGTGGTTAATGTAGGACTAGTTAAAGTCTTGTTTGTCAGTGTCTGTGTAGAGTCACTCAATACTGACTTATCAGCAGGGTAAGTTACAAATACATCTTTAGATCCTGCAGCAAACGAGACTTTTGTATCACTATTGCTAGACTGCAATACAGTAGTCCTGGCAAGCGTTAATCCATCACTAGATAACGTGCCAAGACCAACTTCCCAATCAGAACCAAGGGCTACTGAGTAGTAAGTAGTGTTGCTATTGCCAACACCAGCAGAAAATGTTTGGAAGCCACTTACAGCACCACCAAGTGCAAAATCACTTGTGCCTGTTGTGGTAGTAGTTTCCTTTACCCGATCAGCAAGTACAAGTGCCATGATTAACTCAATGTAATGTCAAGATCGCCAGTAGGGATACGGAAAATATCACCCGATTCAATTGTTTTGTTTACAGCTAAGTCTGCCCAAGCCAATAGATTGCCAGAAGTTGAAGCGTCAAATACGCCAACAGCAACAATGGTTCCCCATGAGGCAGTAGCGGCAGCAAACTCTACTGCAGCAGAGTTAGTACACAACGTACCAGTTCCACTTACAGTAAATGCTACAGATACTCGGGCATAGCTACCACCAGACACTTGTGTGCCACCGCCAGCATCAGTAGGTGCGGCAGTATACAAACCTACATACAAAGTAGATGCAGGTGTATAAGACGTATTGGTAAATGCGTGTTTTAGAAGCTTATCTTCTAAGTAATCGGAAAATGAACCAGCCATATATCACCCCAAAGATCGGGCACGAACAATCGGAGTAGAAGAAACAGATGCCCTTTGATCTGCCACCTCTATGTCGCCCAAGGAGTTTGTATACAACGTACTCCAAGTGGCAAGACGCTCATCATCTTTCAAATATGGAGTTGCCTCAACCAATGCACCATATAAGTACAAGTCTGGGGCATAAGCTAGAAGCCAGTTGCTTGTGTTTGAATCACTCAACGCAGGAATCTTACCATAATAGGTAAGTTCACCCGTATAACCACTATCTGGACTTGCAATTACTTCTAACTGAGTACCGACAATAGTGTAATATTTTGGTTTAGCAGCAGCAATGATTGCATCTTGACGCATTAAATCACCCTGCTTTTCAGTAACAAACTCAAGATATGTAATTGGGTTTGTGTTTAACTGAAACTCTTTAGCCTGTAGAAAGTCTGATGGAAAAGCAAAGAAAGCAGTATCTAAAGTGGCAGTAGCCCGCTTTACCATCTGGCGCACACGCAATTTACGATTAAATTTTGCTTCTGCAATAGAGATAAAGCTAGGAATAATAGAAGTCAGGTCATCCCGATTAAGATAATCAGCAATCGTTGTCTTCAATCCACTAAAGGTATCAAGTGCCATTTTCTACATCCCTACACGCTAGTGTATGCTCATGTTTGAACTCAAATGTTCCAATATGGAAGATCTCTTTAGAAAGATCTTGATCCACATATGTTTTATGCCCATTCTGGGCGGCTCTACGGCAAAACCATACATCTTCACCAATGTAGTCTTCCGCAGCGGGAACCCAAGGGATAGCAAACCAAGGATATTCCATAGATTTGTAGACTTCGGATTTGACAAGCATTACACCCATCCCGCAGTAGTCTACGTCAACAAGTCCTGTTGAATCATCGTCAGTATATACCCGATTGATAAATGTTGCATCCATATCTGGGGTATTTTTCTTTACCGCAATAGGCTCTGTAGGGAATCTACGTTTTGCATAGTTTCCACACACAATACCCGTATCGTGTTTTAACAAGCGAATGATAGAATCTTTTGGAAACCGCATATCGCTATCTAGCCACAGGGTATGGGTACATTCAGCCGCAATAGCATCCCTAGCCAAATCCTGACGTTGTGCTGACAACAATGTGCCAGAGCTAGTGTAGATAACTACCTTGTGATTTGTTGTACCTACAGTAAATCCAACTAGCCTAGCTAAATCAAAAGCAAATCCAGAGTTAACAAAATCCCGTGTTGGAACCAAAATTCCAATGGTCTTACTATCCATTAAACTTCTCCAGGTCTTGTGCGAAATGCACGATTATCAGGGTCATTCAACCAACGCTTCATGTAAGCTTGGTCATCAAGTTTGCCTTCTGCTTTCATCTGATAAAACAAAGCCATCGGGATGGATGCAACATGGTGCATATCACCCTTCCAATTGGCTTTCTCATCAAACGAGTTAAATCGTTCTTTATTACTTTCAACTACCTCAGTAGCATCAATAATGGTTTGAATGGTTGCCTCATCTTTGTCATTGTCGTAATGCCAAAGTTTCTTGGTTCCCATCTCTTGGTTTATGTCAAAGATTTTTGTAGTCATAAAAAAAAGGGTGGGTTATTAGCCCACCCTTAGTTACTCAGATTAGGTCTGAATTGTTGAGTTCAAGTCATAGACTGCGCCATGAGCTTTCTCATTCTTGATCTTCAAGCCCCACTCACACAAGAGCATACGCTTCTCGGCATCACCTGTCTTAGCCAGTTCAACTGTCTGAAAGGGACGCAGATAGCAGACGCTTGCGTACTCAGGATCAAGCACAAAAACATCACGCTCACGTTGGAAGCGGTTAGCAACAATGCTTACGTTACCAAAATCGGAAACATAAACATCTGCAGCGCCAATGATGGTTGAAGGCTTTGCACCTGTAGCATTGAAACGCTGACCAGCAATACCAGCCATCTTAGACAAGTTCTGTTTGTTAACAGGACCAGCCATAACGATGGAAGGAGCACCACCTTCTGTCCACACCTTCTGAATTACGTCTTTCAGCAATGCTTCGCTGAATGAACGCAAGTTAGTAGTTGTAGCATC